CACGCAGTGAGAACAGCACACGACGAGAAAGGCAAGCGCTTAGACACTGCCGATCTGGTCATGCCTCCAAGGATCAGAATGGCGGTAGGCGCAAAGCTTGTTGAACTCCTTGTTAATTCCACTGACCTGGTGGAGACAGTGAAACACACGAGGATAACACGAGGAAAGCAAAAGACCACGCTGTATCTGGAGTCAACGCCAGAGACTAGCGGGTGGCTCACTAATCGCACTGACACGCTCGCCATTCTACAAGCACAGAATCAACCAATGGTGGTCCCGCCGTTACAGTGGCGAGTACAACGAGCAGAGCAGTGGGATAAGAAGAATCGTGGCGGTTTTAGATTCGCGTTACGCGGGAAGTATTCACTCGTTCGTAAGCCAATGTTTTCTGACGAGCGAGATACTGCATTTCAACGAGGGTTAGAATGTACCGAGATGCCGCTGGTGTATGAGGCGCTCAACGCACTGCAAAACACAGCATGGCGAATCAATCGTGACGTGTATGATCTGCTTCGCGACATAGAGCAACGCGGCGGAGGCGTGGCCGGTCTTCCTCTATTCAGGCCGGAGCCAGAACCCAACCGCCCGCTAGACATCGACACTAACCCCGTGACGCGCAAGGCGTGGGCCAAGCGTGCAGGGCGAATCAAGGAACAGAACCACGACAGGAAGCTGCGAGCGCGAGAAGTACAGCGCGTGCTTGACACAGCAGCAGGCGTTATAGAAGAAGGGGCAATCTTCTTTCCCTACTCTGTCGATTTTCGTGGCAGGATTTATCCCATCGCGGACTATCTGCAACCCCAGGGCAACGACATTGCGAAAGCGCTGCTCACGTTTGCTCAGGGGAAACCCGTCGATGACCTTGGCGCGCAGTGGCTCGCGATCCACGGAGCCAATTGTCTCGGGGAAGTTCCTGAAGGCAAGTTCTCGAAGATGACGCTCGACGAGCGCGTGTCTTGGGTCTATGCGCACACACAGGACATCAAGAGAGTTGCTGATGATCCATTTGGTGACCTGTGGTGGTCTACCGCTGATGATCCTTTGCAGTTCTTCGCGTTCTGCTGCGAATGGCGCAATCTGATGCGTGCAGATGAGAAGAACGAGGAGTACGTCTGTTCACTGCCGGTTAGCATGGATGGTTCGTGCAACGGGCTACAACATTTCTCTGCAATGCTGCGCGATGAGATCGGCGGCGCTGCTGTGAACGTGCTCCCGCAGATGCAACCGCAGGACATCTACCAGTACATCGCTGAGAAAGTGCTCGACAAGCTGGAGGGATTGGCTCCTAGCGATCCAATCGCTGCCAAGCTGTTAGGCTCGAAGCTGGTGACGCGCAAGCTCACCAAGCGACCGACGATGACGTTTGGCTACGGCTCGAAGCGCTTCGGGTTCAAGATGCAGTTGCGCGAGTACCTCCGTGGCTTGGACAACTGGCACGAGGTGAAGTCGCTGTTCACAGTTAGCGACGGGACGAAGGACAAGTCACAGGTGAACGCAGCGTGCGCGCTGCTCGCTGATCTGATATGGGATGCGCTCGGTGAAGTTGTCGTCAAAGCAGCCGAGGGTATGAAGTGGATGCAAAGCTGCGCTCGCGGCATCGTCAAAACTGGTCATCGAGTGGAGTGGGCGGTGCCAGTAACAGGCTTTCGTGTACGGCAAGAGTACGTGCGCTGGAAACGTCAGCAGATCACGACCGTGCTCGCTGGAAAGATTGTGCGTCCTCGTATCAACATCGCGACACACGACCTTGATCCTCTGAAGCAGGCGAACGCGATCAGTCCGAATGTCGTGCATTCTCTCGATGCAGCGGCGTTGATGCTCACTGTCTCACAGGCAGCAGCAGAAGGTGTTGAAGCCTTCGCGATGATCCACGATAGCTACGGCACCTTACCAACAGATTGCGGCGTACTGGCTCGGTGCTGTAGGCAATCGTTCGTGAGGCTCTACACGATGCAGGATGTCATACAATCGTTGCATCAGCAATTCGCAGACCAACACGCAAATCCGTTGGAATGTCCTGAGCCTCCGGCGAAGGGCAAACTGGATGTGAATGGCGTGCTCGCGTCGGATTACTTCTTTGCCTAGTTCTATCCCTGGGAGGGATAAATGGAAAATTGTTGCCTCAAGAGCATCACATTCTATGAAACGTTGATGAGCGGCGCGCATGAAGGAGCAGCGCTGTATTGCAAGGAATGCACTGGACGCCTCGTCTATCACAACGGTACGTGGATGAAGGAGGAAGCTCGGTGAAATCACTCATGCGCTTTCCTTGGCTTGGAGCGGTACTCGGTGCCGTCCTGTGGTTTGGTATAGTCACTGGTCTTCTATTTTCGCAGCGTGATGGCACTGTGGTTTCACTTCCTATTGCGCCGGTTTCGATATCGCTCTCAGATCAGCGTGACACCCTCGTCGCACAAGAAGCTCGTCGCGCTGGTGTCCCTGTTGCCCTCTCTATTGCTGTCTCTCACGTAGAGAACTGGACCGGTGACTCGGTGGCTGTCTCGCCGCGTGGCGCTGTTGGGCTCATGCAAGTAGTGCCAAAGTACTGGCAACATGAGTTTGAGGAAGAATGCGGGTGTGGTTCACTGTTTCAGCGACGACTCAATGCCTGCAAAGGCGTCAGAGTGCTCGCCTTCTATCTGAAGCAGCAGAAAACCACTGTACTTGCATTGCGCGCTTACCACGGATCACTCAACCTGCACACCGCTGGTGATGCCTACGTTGCGCTCGTTTTAGATCAGCTAGTCAATCTGTAGTTCAGGCTCCGGTAGAACTACCAAACCAAAAGGAGAAGACCGTTCTATGAAGCGGCACACTCACGCAGTTGCCTTCCATCCAGCTCGCGGACAGTACGGTACTACCTACCAGACTGATGACGGGGTGACCTACGTTCGCACACCCTGGGGGACGCGAGTGCTCGACAACGCTGTAGGCCCTTGCATTCACGAAGCGCAGCGAATCTTTGCTCGCGCCACGTCGATGCGGCGTCTCATTCATGCTGTGTATTTCGTCGGCGGTATCGCTCTCGGAATTACTGTCGGCACCCTCCTCTAAAAACTCGGCTGTTCCAAATGTCAGACAAGAAATTTCCTGTTGTAGCTGTCAGTCTCGAAGCATTTGAGATCGTGCAGGACTTGGAAGCTGCGTGGTGCAGATTCACAGCGACCGACGCTAAAGATCAATGTGCAATCGGTAATGCCTACGCAGCGCTTTGTCAGAGACGTAAAGAACTCTATGAGTTGATCCAGAAGTTAGAGAGCGATCTTTTCCTTCCTTCTTCTCTCTGCGCCATCATCCGTTTCGACTGACCCTCACTGCAACAAAAAAAAGGAGACATCCAAGTGTTTCAGTACTTTCAGTACAGCATTACCTATTCGGGCAGTAAGAAATTACGTGGTCTGCCTAAACAGATCATAGCAGGAGATCGTGCCGGTGCTCTTCGCGTGTTGGCCCGCGTGTCCGATACGACTCGTCACATCCCCGTTTCTGTGACCGTTACTCGTATCGGGCGTCAGACCACTCGACCTGGAGTCATCTCGAAGTACTAAGACTTCATCACGACAAAACTGAAGGAGGCTGTATGGATGACGGGCCACGCATGACTCGCCCGGCTTTTGTGTCGTTGCTGCCGGGAGGCAAGCAAGAGTTTCCCAACGATCCTATCGCTGATGCTGTGCGCGATGTGCAGGTGAAGCGTGATGCACAGCGGTTGGGGCGCAGACTCACTCGCAGAATTCCCAAGGAGGGATGATGAATTGGTATGATGCTGCTAAGAAGTATAATGCTATTGAGAAGACTGAGACCGTGAAGAAGTTCGCGATTCGACACCGCACTCAGTGGGGTGGTTTTATTGGCTACCTTGCCCAAAATGGTCACAATAGTCCCGCTTCGTTGAGAGAAAACACTCTCTACAACAGCGTGGATGAGGCTGTTCGTACCATCATCATTTTTGTACAAAACTTCATCGAGCTGGCTAAGTTCGAGAGCTTTTCTATCATCGGTGTTGAGATTGAAATGATCCAGTCAGTTCCCGTTAGTCCAACCGTACGACTCGTTCGCGAAATCCCGCTGAAGACTCTGTAGTACCACGTTTCTCCCACTTTCAAAAAGGAGTAGTTGATGGTAAATCTGCAAGACACTAGCGCTCAGGCTCTAGCGTCGGTGACGCCCGCAATTCCGACGATCAGACAGCGTATTCTCAACTACATTATCGAGCGGGGCATCGACGGCGCGACCGCCGATCAGATCGAGGCTGCGCTTGACATTCAAGGCAGCACAGTTCGTCCGCGCCTTCATGAACTGGAGTTCGTTCTCCTTGAGATCAATCTGACAGCAGCTACGCGGCTGACTCGCCGTGGCCGGAGAGCGGGCGTCTATCAAGCTCGGGCGTTTTATCAAACTGTGGGTCGTCCTAATGGTTAAGTGCCACAAGTTCACGGTGAAGTTTCGGCTTGATGAAGTGCTCGTTGAAGTGCGTGGTGTAAGGGGCTTCAATTCCAACACTTTTGAAGACGGATTGAAAGGCGCTATCGAAAATGCCAAGCGGTTGTGTCTCATGCATCTGACGAAAGAGTATAAGGGCATGACGCTTGAACATTTAGACGGTCAACCCCGTGTTGTCGGCGTGGAGACTTTCGACGCTTGGCCGGATTAGTGTCTCGCCGTAGAAACAAGAAGTCCAAGCAGCGATCTGAACAGCAATCAAAACCAATAGTGATCTCTCACTCTGCTGATCGCCGCTGTATCGCCGGGTGCCCTCCACAGGGACTCGCTCGTCCGAAGAATCGTTCCTACAGGCCCACTGCTCGTTAGCGGGGGCCTTCTTTTCATTTCAAGGAGATCAATCGTGGCAAAGAAGTTGATGACCACGCCTCGTGGCGTGGCGGTGTACCCGCATCTCAGCAAGCCTGATATAAAGTTCAATGAGCGGGGCGAGTACAAGATCAAATGGCAGGGTGCTGGCGCTGAGGCCGAGGCGCTTGTAAAGCAGATCGACGCTGCAATGAAGGCGTCGGCCAAGGCGGCGCAGGAAGCCGAAGCCAAGGACAAGAAACGCAAGGTCAAGCTGGCAACGGTTCCGTATACAAAGAATGATGATGGCTCGGTCACAATCTCGTTCAAGATGGTTGCGAGCGGCGTCAGCAAGAAGACTGGTGAAGCCTGGACGCGGCGTCCCGTGCTGTTCGATGCCAGCGGCAAGCCTTACACCACGATCCCGCGTGTCGGTGGCGGTTCAACGGTGAAGGTCAGCTTCGAGTTGAATCAGTACGCTCGTCCTTCGACAGAGCAGAAGGGCGTCGTGCTTGCAGGTGCGAACCTCCGGCTCGAAGCTGTGCAGATCATCGAGTTGATAGAGTTCGGCGGGAACGCTGAGTACTTCGGCTTCCAGAACGAGGGTGAAGGCGAAGTGGTTCCGGCTACGGGAGAGGACGATGACGCACCCGCTTCCGCACCCGCAGTGACGGAATCGGCAGACGAGTTCTAATGGCTTCGGTGACTCTAGTGCGGAGCGTGGTTGTACCGCCGCCACCGCCACCGCCACCCGAGGTTATAGAAGTCGTACTTTTGATGACTCTAGAAGAGGCCATCGTGTTGAGGGACTGTCTCCTCGATGAAAAGTGGCCCGAACCACAAGCAGACAGAGTAGTTCTTGACTCGTTGTGGAATGTCCTGTCTAACGAGTTGAAGAACGCTTAAATGAAGAAGACCTCTCGCCGGAGCGCTGGCCTAAAACACGGCTGGCGCTCCGGTCTGGAGGAGCAGGTGATGGGTCAGTTGAACGCCGATGGTATTCCCTATGGATACGAGCAGGTAGTCATCGAGTTCACCCAACCATCTAAACCCCGTAAATACACACCTGACTTCCTCCTTCTCCGCAATGGCATCATCATCGAAACCAAGGGCAGATTCGTAACGGCTGATCGACAGAAGCACTTGTTGGTTCAAGCGCAGCACTCCGCTCTCGACATTCGCTTCGTCTTCTCCAACTCTCGGCAGCGCATTTCCAAACAATCACAGACGACTTATGCCGCGTGGTGTCAGACGAAGGGCTTCAAATTCGCAGACAAGCTCATCCCTCAAGCGTGGCTCAACGAGCCTGTAAACAAGCGCTCGTTGGAGTACGCACTCAAGCTCATGGAGGGTTGATGGCATTCCTGAAAGACACAGAGTATCTGCGCAGAAAGGCGACGAATTTCATCGTTGTCCACTGCTCCGCAACGAAGCCGTCTCAAGACATTGGCGTTAAGCATATTCGTGAGTGGCACATCAAGGAGCGTAAGTGGGCTGACATTGGTTACCACTACGTCATTCGCCGCAACGGCGCCATCGAGATGGGTCGCCCGACTTGGGCCACAGGCGCACACGTCGAGAATCACAACTGGCAGTCAGTAGGCATCTGTCTCGTCGGCGGTGTGAATGAAGCCGGTGATCCAGAGAATAACTTCACCGCAGAACAAATGATGGCTCTTAAGCACGCTCTCCGTCTTCTCAAGCGTGACTCGTATCGTCGCGCTCAAGTGTGTGGTCATCACGACTTTGAGGGCGTGCAGAAGGCGTGTCCCTGCTTCGATGTGAAAGTGTGGTGGGCACCGCTTGACAAGCAAGTACAGAAAGAGATTGACAGTGCGCGAGTCTCAGGGTGAAAGCGTCTTCGTTCAACATATCCCCTGTGACGAATGTGGATCGACAAACGCGAACAGTCTTTATACAGATGATCATACGTATTGCTTCTCCTGCGGGGCACATTCAACAGCGGGTAGTACTCAGCCCAGCGCGAGTCACGCCAAGAGAAGGATACGCATGGCGGATTTGATTACCGGAGAGACACGCGGCCTTAGAGCCAGGAAGATCACTGATGCCACTTGCAAACACTTTGGCTACCAGTGCAACGACAACTTCAAAGGAAAGCCCGTCCAGATTGCGCCGTACTATGATGCCGATGGACAGCTAGTCGCTCAGAAGGTTCGCTTCCCCGACAAGACGTTCATGGTCACTGGCAGCATGGACGATGCTCTCCCCTTCGGCGCTCACTGTTGGCCGAAGACAGGCAAGATGATAACTGTGACTGAGGGCGAGGTGGATGCACTTTCTTTGTCTCAGGTACAGGGCAATCAGTGGCCGGTGGTTTCTATTGGCTGCGGTGCGGGGCCACAGATCAAAAAGTACTTCGCAAAGCACAAGGAATACTTCAACGGGTTCGAGCGTGTCAATCTCATGTTTGATATGGACGAGCCAGGACGTGCAGCTTCGAAGATTGCTGCCGAGGTGCTTGGTGCTCGCGCGCGAATCGCAGAGCTTCCGCTCAAAGATGCAAACGAAATGCTGAAGGCAGAGCGTGCTAAAGAGTTGATTAGTGCGATGTGGGGGGCTAAGGAGTATCGGCCCGAAGGTATCGTGGACATGGCTGATCTGAAGGACGCAGTGATGGCGCGACCAGCACATGGTCTTTCCTGGCCCTTCGAGAAGCTGACGGAGATGACCTTCGGCATTCGCATAGGCGAATTGTACGCTCTCGGAGCTGGTACAGGGATTGGTAAGACAGACTTTTTCGCGCAGTGCATCAAGCACATGGCTGTCGAACACAAGGTGCCTGTCGGCGTGTTCTCGCTGGAGCAGGCAACAACTGAGACTGCCACGCGCATTGCTGGCAAGCTCGCCAAGAAGACATTCCACATTCCCGATTCAGGGTGGACTGAAGAAGACTTCGACGCTGCATGGGCCACACTCATGCAATCGGGCAAGGTCTTTCTCTACAACAGCTTTGGCAACAACGATTGGGAGATAGTGAAAGAGAAGATGGAGTATTTGCACCACGCACATGGCGTGCAGTACTTCTTTCTCGATCACCTCACCGCTCTCGCTGCATGGCAAGATGACGAGCGCAAGGCGCTTGAAGTCATCATGTCGGAGATGGCGATGCTGTCGAAGAAGCTTCCCTGCACGATTCTGTTCATCTCGCATCTCGCTACGCCCGAAGGAAAGTCACACGAAGAAGGTGGCAGAGTCACTATTCGTCACTTCAAGGGCTCCAGGTCTATTGGCTACTGGAGCCATTACATGTTCGCTCTGGAGCGAGACCAACAAGCAGCTACGGAAGCTACTCGTCAAACGACGGTCTTCCGCGTCCTTAAGGACCGCTACACTGGCCGTTCCACGGGTGAACTGTTCTACATCGGCTACGACTACGACACAGGGATGTTGTACGAGACTGATGCTCCTTCGGATCAGTCAGCTACAGCACATGGGTTTGAGGATGAATCCGATGAACGTTTTGTTGGGACAACTAACCGTACTAAGGAGGATGTTTTCTAAATGAATTGGGAAAGAGTGATTGCGATTTTGCGGCAACGCGCCGCCTCGTATCTAAATCCAAGAAATCCAAGTGGTAACTCGGCGCGAGTGTGGCTTCTCGAAGCCATTGCGGACGCTCTCGAAGAGGGCTGGACGAACGAGAGAGACTGATGAAGCGCTTCAACGAAAAAAACATTTTTGACATGGACCCCACAGCTAGTGCAGCAGACATGAAGGAGGGTCTCGCTATTCCTGGTAACGGAAAGGGCGACAACAGGCGTGGCATTCAAATCAGCGAGCAGCAGTTGGCGGAAAATTGGTGCAAAACTTTTGGGCACAAACGTCTCGTGACGCCTGAAGGTCGATACACCGAGTGGCGCTGTTTGGATTGTAGCGCAACAGGAAAGTTTCCCTATCCCGGCGCATCAGCCAAGTAATTTTTTCCACATCACAATCGAAGGAGGCCGTCTAGTGAAACACGTCGCGTTCGACGTGGAGACTGATGGTCTCCTCGATGCAACAACCCGTTTGCACTGCTTGGTGCTGAGAGACATGGACTCAGATCGAATCTTCTCCTGCACCAACAGTGCGCCGGGGTTCCACAGTATAGAGGAAGGGCTATCGCTCCTTAGCGAGGCCGAGAAGGTCTACACGCACAACGGCATCCGCTTCGACAACCCCGTCGTCAAGAAGCTGTATCCGGTTGTTGAACTCAAGGGTGAACTGCGTGACACCTACGTCATGGCAATGATGCGATGGGCACACATCAAGGACAGCGATTGGCAGCGCGCAGCGAAGGGCCAACTGCCGAAGAAGCTGATCGGCAGGCACAGCTTAGAAGCCTGGGGCTACAGGCTCGGCGTTCAGAAGGTTGGTGTCGAGATCGAGGACTGGTCGCAGTGGACACCACTCATGCAGCAGCGTTGCGAAAGCGACACGCACGTTACCAAGATTCTGGCGCAGCGGCTTCGTGCCGCAGGCGTTAGCACCGAGTCAATTGAGACAGAGCACGAGCTAGCTGCCTACCTGCATCAGCAGGAGAGAAATGGTTGGCCGTTCGATATCGATGGTGCTATCAAACTCCAAGCCTCGCTCGCAGGTAAACGGCAGGCACTCGATCAGGAGTTAAGGAAAGAGTTCGGAAGCTGGCAGGTGTCACGCGGGATGTTCACGCCGAAGACAAACAGTAAGAAGTTCGGCTATGTCAAGGGTGTTCCGCTCGAACGTTTCCGCACCATCGAGTTCAATCCGAGTTCTCGTCAGCACATCGCCAACAGAATGATCGTGCTCTACAAGTGGAAGCCCGAGGTCTTTACAGACGGCGGTGCTCCGAAAGTAGACGCGAACACGCTGAAGGGCCTCAACTATCCGCCTGTCAAGAAGATCAGGGAATACCTGCTCCTTGATGACTTCCTCGGTGCGCTGGCTGAGGGTAAGCAGTCGCTTCTGAAAAACTTCACTGCCGATGGGGTGGAGGGCGGCAAGATCACTGGCCTCCCGCACATCCACGGCGGTGTCATCCAGACAGGCACGGTTACGCATCGTGCTTCGCATGTCCGACCACCGCTTACACAGATACCGAAGGTTGGCAACCCGTTTGGTGCTGAGGGTCGTGCCCTGTTCCACGTCCCTGAAGGATGGGTGCAGATCGGTGCTGATGCTTCCGGTTTGGAGCTTCGAGTACTCGCTCACTACATGGCGAAGTACGATGACGGGGCCTACGGAAAGGTGCTCTTGGAGGGTGATGTTCATAGCGTCACGCAGCAAGCGCTTCTTGAATACGTTGGTGAGGGCAAGGTCGGACGAGACAGAGCGAAGACCTGGATGTACGCCTTTCTCTACGGTGCCGGTGACGAGAAGCTAGGCAAGATTCTCGCGCCAGGAAAGACGCCTGAGCAGCAGAAGAAGATCGGCGCTTACTCGCGCAGTCTGTTCCTGAAGAAGCTCGCGGCACTCAAGTACTTACTCGATGACGTAAAGAAGAAGCATAACAAGAACGGCTACCTCATCTCGCTCGACGGTCGTCGTGTCTATACCCGCAGCGAACACTCAGCATTGAACAGTCTGATCCAGACCGCAGGTTCTCTTATTTG